CACCCGCTAATATTGCGTCTGCGGTTGCTGCACCAGAACCAAATGATACTGTTGGTTGTGCGATATATCCTGATCCTCTAGCACTTAGAGTAACTTTTTTAACTGTTCCTGTAGTTGATATTACTGCAGTTGCAGTCGCTTTCTGGAATGGTTCTGTAGTTACAGTTGTTGCTTGCTGACCTCCTGCATATCCACTACCAGCTGATGTGATATTAACAGTTCCTAAACCATTTTTAAGAACAACGAATGATCTTGTAGAGAAGTTAGATGCTTCTGATGATCCAAAAACTGTACTACCTTGGAATCCACCAATTTTTAGAGCACCTTGAACTGTACTACCAAATGATATTGATTTATTAACATCAAAATAAATTGCTTCTTTAACGATTGTTTCAGCGTTAACAACAAAGTCTTCTTGACCAGAAGGGTCAACGATTACCTGACCTGTTGTTGAAGTAATACTGTTACCTGCAAGACGTAAGTTACCTGTTTCAATGTATGCAGGGAAAATGTTGGTAGTACCAGTTCCATCACTTAATGTAATGTTTGCAGCAGACTGAGCAGTAGAGGTTGCTTGGAATTGAACACTACCTGTAGAAACATCAACAGAGAATGCATCACCAACACGGAAGTCACCATTTTGGTCAGTAGATGAGAATAGTACTTTACCGTCGTTTAGTTCTTCTACTTCATTATTCTGAACAGCAAGAGATGGGTCATTAGTATAGTCTGCACCAGCTCCAACATAACCAAAGTTATGTGATGTCATTATAAGTTTAGTACCTGCACCGTCTGCTTGTATACCTTTCGTTCCATATATACATGCAGATGCTACAGAACGTATCTCGCAACCAAATGCAGAGTAGTCAGCAGTGATTACAGAACTAGCAGAATCACCGTTATTGGAACGTATGTCAGATGTTCCACCAGAGGTGTCTGTAAAGGTCGTAGAAGCGTCGTCACCGTTTGCATGAAGCAATAGCACTGTATTCAAGTCAGAACTATATTCGCTTGTTGTAGGGGTGAATGCACCAGTGAAACGTGCAGCACCTTTACTAATCCTTACTTCATCAATATATCCGTTAAAAGCTTCTGTAGGAGATGCCTGATAATCAGATCCTATAACAACTGGTTTAGTTGTTCCATAATCATTAGTATCTGCACCAGTTCCTAATTCTACTCCATCTAAAAATAACTTTGTTGTACCACCATTTCTTGCTACTGCAACGTGATACCACGTATTAGTTGATAAGGTACCACCACTACGAACTGATGAATTACCAACTCCAAAGTGAAGAGTTGTGCCATTTAAGTACAGTTTAGGAGCAGTATCTGTACCAGATCCGTCTCTTAAATCAAAAATATGCTGTATACCTGATACTGCAGATGGTCTAATAAATGCTTCTAGACACCAGTTTGATGTACCAAATCCAAAGTCATCTGATGTTGGAACTTTTACGTTATCTTCAGTTCCATCTAATAATATTGACCCAGTTCCAAATTTCTTTTGTGCAGTGGATATCTGAGAGTCACCAAATCTAGTTAATCCCTTAGCTGGTTTTGTTGCTGTTAGAAAAACTCCAGTACCCTTTCCAGTAATGTATACATATGTACCATCGTTACTTGCAACTACACCTCGTGCAACTGCTTTTTTGTAAGTAACGTTACTTGTTGATATAGTTCCAGATCCATTAGTGTAAGTTACATTGTTAGCGTCTACTAAAGTAACTTGATAAAATCCATCTGTAGCACCACCACTGATATGATCTGCATAGATGTAATCACCTGTTACTAAACCATGTCCAGTTCTTGTTAATGTAATTGTAGATCCAGATCTAGCATAACTTCCTGATTGAAAACTATCCTCTAATTGATATGTAACCTCAGATGTAGAAAATGTTCCTGATGTTCCACCTAGTTTTAATCTTGTACTACCTGTGCCATATTTACCAGTTGCACCTTGAATCCCTTGAATACCGATAGATGCAAAATAGTTAAAGCAATTTAACCACTCAACTCTAATACCATTAGTTGCCTTTACACCAATTTGGTTTGGAGTTATAAAAGTACACTCATTGAATAATACTGAACCATGTTGTGATCCAGATGCTAAGTTTGCACCATCAAGTTTAGCACCACGTCCTGCATCCCCTTGAGCAAATCCATAAGGATCTGAACCTGATACTACACTACCTTTAGTTGTAACTGTAACTCTCTCAATATATGGACTCTGTGTAGAGTTCATATTAGAAACTACTTCAAACGCATATCCATCGTCATTACTACTATCATAGAAAAATTCTTTGATAGTCATGTCTGAAACGTGACAATCACCAGAAAGAATAAATGCAGTATTTGTATTTGTTGCTCCTGTAGGTTTTACAGATGTGGATCTTAAATTGGTTCCACGTAATGTAACACCATCAGGAACTGTCATTGGGAATGCTTCCTGATACTCACCTGGTGCAACTATAATAGTATCTCCCGAAGTTGCAGTTGTGAGTGCTTTTGTAATAGTTAAAAATGGTGTATCAGGATGCTTACCATTACCACCACCATTAGCAAGAGTTGTATTATCTGAACCTACTGAAGCAACATAAAAAGTATTTCCCTGACCATTCGTAAAGTCAGTAGACAACATGGTAGTTGTCACCTCACCTGTATTAGGTTTTTGGTTTGCTACCTCTATTATATTAGATCCGTTTCTAGCGTATAATTTTTTATCCGCTATATTAAGAGCGACCTCACCGTCTTCTAAATTAGAAGTCGTCGGGACCGCTAACGTTGTCGTCGATCTCTTTAGTTTGATTCTCGTTGCCATCTAAAGCATTCTCAGTTAATTGATCTTGATTCATACTATTTAACTGACTTTGTAAGTCACTTACTTGTGCTTCTAACATAACGTTAGTTAAAGTCAAATCAGAAATTTTCTTTTGTAATGTAGCAATAACAATTTGTACGTTCATAAGTCAGATTCTAAAATGTGCCCCCGTCAATCGTGTTTGTCCAGACTGGAACTCCAGCTGAAGTGACGGTTAATATTTGATATGATGTAGTAGCATCATCTCCTGTGCCAGGTGATGCCATGTTTGCAGCTGCAGTTACCTGTAAAGGACCTGCAGTGTTACCAAAAACAATACCATTTGTAGTAAATGTGCTTGCTCCAGTACCACCAAACTGTACCTCAAGATCAGTATCCAATTCAAGATCACCGATAAGAACAGTACCACGATTAGCTCCATTTACACCGAAGACAGTACCTGTATCAGTTGCTTCTTCAATAAATGTCCAAGCACCTGCACCATCTGCACCACCTGTACGATCATAACCAAAGAAACCAAATTTGTTAGTACCAGATGCATTATAGTGGATTTTAACACCACGATCCATTGCATCATCAGCACCTCTAACGGTAACTAAGGTAGCACCAACAACTTGGTCAGTAGTGATTGCTGCACTTAATGTGATGGTTTTTGTACCTGTGTTGATAGCAGCGATTGTTGTGCCATTAGGAATACCAGTACCAGTGATTGAATCACCTACTGATAATTGTTCTACAGCATCAACTGCAACATCAACTGTTGCGTTACCAGCAAAGGTAGCAAGAGTTTTAACTGTTACAGGAGTTGTAGGATCGCCTAACTCGATTGTAGGATCGTTAACAGACATTGAAGCACTGTTAACTGTAGTTGTTGTACCATCAATCTGTAGGTCACCTTTAATTATGACCAAACCATCAGCGTCACCACCAGCTGGAAATGGGTCAATGATCATCTCTGTACCAGAGGTAGTAGAGAGGATATTACCATCCAACTTTAACTGGTCAATAGTCAACTCTCCAGTTATGTTCTGAGTAGCGTTGATTGTCTGTGTGCCTTGGAACTCAACTCCCGCAGCAAATGTGACTGTTGAGTTAACAGTCATAGTATCTGTGTTAGCAGTACCAATAGTTACATCGTCATCAACATTTAAGTCTTTGATCCATGCTTTAGCACCAACTGCTAAACCACCTGATACCATCACAGCAGCAGTTGTGGAGTTGGACGCTGTAGTAGTGTCAGCAAATGTTACTTGAACACCTGTGTCATACTGCTGATCAGCACCAGCCCATCTTAGTTTGTCTGTAGTTGTCTCATCATAATATACACGTGCGTCATTTCCTGTACCGAACTTTAGGGGGATATCGTCCTGTATAAGAACTGAAGCAGCTGCGTTACCACCTGACACTCTTCTGACTTGTAAGTCACCGTCAGAGTCGTCCCAGACTAACTCAAGGTCTCCAGATGTACCGAACTCGACTTCCTGTCCATCTTGGAAAACAACCTTACCAGTGCCATTAG